AAATTAGATTACATATATTTGACGAGGCATCGCTCTAAACTTAAGTTGTTTGTTAAGATTTTCAGCAAGAAGAGCTTCCCTTTCCATAATTTTTTCAGGACGAAGTCTGGTTAATCTACCATCAGCACCTGTTAACTCCTCAATTAATTTAGCCTTTTCGTCTTTTCCTTCTGTTGCAAGAGTTGTATAATCCATAGTTAATTCACCATCAGGAGTTTTTAAACTACCACTAAACTTACCACGAACTCTAGCAAGTGTTTCTTTACAATATGCGGTAAACCATCTTCTAACCCAAATCTGTGCCGGATTATTTAATTTATACCAACTTATTTTATTATAAGGTACATCTGAAGGTAACAATACGATGTCAGGATTATCTGCCAAACATTTGTCTCTATCTCCATCTGTAGTATCATAATACCAATACCAAACTTGACCTTTTGCCATTTCTGCATTACCAAAATCAAATTTTCCACCGGGAGTATTCAATAAGTGTAATGCCTTTTTACCATCAGGTAGTGCTGTGATGTAATAAGTCAGATCACCCGCAAACATCCTTCTTTGTATATTCACCTCTTGCATTCTGAGTAACATATCAAAAGCGGGTGTTAGATAATAACTTCCTGCCATGTTACCAATTTGAGCAAGACCTCCACCACCACCAAGTCCTGTTCCATTTCCAATACCTGCAAAACCACCTAAACCAAACATTAAATTATTAAGGGTTGATGGTGTAAACCATAATACTTCATTTATCTCACGACCTGCCGGAATTTCATATATTTGTTGGTTTGGTACTAATTGGACATAATCTTTTTTGATAACCCAATCACCTCCAGCCTGTAAACCAACTATCTTAGAGTAAGCGTAAGTGTATCGAGTCTCAAAGTCTAAACTTTTACTTACAAATGCTCTTGCCAAAGATTGGGTGTCTAAATTTAAATTATATAATGATGTCCATTGAGATTCTGTTAACCAATCTTGAACATATTGTGAGTAATCATCGATAGAATACTCCAATAAAGTATCCATCATTTCATCTTCTAATTCTACCGCTCTAAGTGGAGCACCCAAAAGGTGTCTTACTTTTTGGTAGAATTCACTTCTTTCCGGTTCGTTAATAATTGCCATAAGATTTTTTTCTATAAATATCTTAGAAATATTTTAGTTTTCTTTTTTTGTTCTACTTAAATATAATTCCTCAACAAATTCCCAATTAACTACATTCCAAAAATTATTAATGTACTCATCTCTTTTGTTTTGATATTTTAAATAATAAGCGTGTTCCCAAACATCTAACCCTAAAAGTGGAAACCCACCTTTTTTGATTACATTCATTAATGGGTTATCTTGATTTGGTAAAGACATAATTTTTAATTTACCCTTACTATCCAAATATAACCAAGCCCATCCAGAACCAAATCTATCTTTGGCTGCTTGATTAAATTCATCTTTCATTTTTTTAATATTACCAAAGTCTTTTTTAATTTGTTTGTAGACCTCACCTTTTGGTATTTGTTTTTTAGGTGACAACATTTTCCAAAACATTGCGTGATTAAATGCTCCACCAGCATTGTTTCTAACCGCATTATCGAATTTACTGATCGACTTAATTATTTCTTCAAGTTCCATGTCACCTTGTTTACTTGATAAAGCCTTGTTCAATTTATCAACATAACCCTTGTAGTGTTTGTTGTAATGAACATCCATGGTTTTTGAATCGATGAATTTTTTTAAAGAAGAATATGAATAAGGAAGTTTTTCAATACCGATCTTCTTCATTTCAAGAACTAAATTATTTTGTATTTCTTTTTTTTCGGTAATTAAAATTTGTTCATTAAGAAGATTTAATTTATTTTCTAAGGTCTTACTCTCATACATTTTTTTTTCTAAATTAGGGAATTGTTTTTCAAACATTTTTACAAGTTGTCCTGCAAAAGCATTTGCTTCATCTTCATTTTTTCCCCCAATATTAGGTCCGTGTTCTCTACCTTGGACTGACATTTGATATTCATGAACCCACTCGTGGGCTAATGTTCTCATTATGTCACGATTTAATCTGTCTTTTGCCAAAACCTTTAATACGGAATTTTCAGTTCTTGATCCTGTTGACATATTCCCCATTTGTTTACCCAAAAACTTTATGGTTACCTCATCTTTAAGTGGGTATTTTTCTTGGAGAAGTTTTAAAAATTTCTTTATAAAACCTTTATCTTCACTTTTGAATTTAGTGTCGTCGAATGTGATCTTTATCTTCATTAGTTATAAATATCATGGTCGATACTTATTTATTATAGAAAGTATTTCTTCTGCAACATCACCAATGTTTTCTTGTATTTGATCACCCATCACAGTTTTAATAATTTGTTTCTTGTTGTTAAGAATATCGTAAATTGCGGCTTCTATTGTATTGTCAAAAATAGGATAGTAAACTAATACATTAGATTTTTGACCATAACGATATGCTCGGTCTTCAGCTTGTGAATGTTCTGCAGGAACAAACGATAAATCATTCATAATAACAACCTCAGCAGAAGTTAATGTAAGACCAACACCTGCAGCTTTTAAGTTACCAACAAAAACTTTAATTTTATCATCGTTTTGAAATTGGTCTACGGCTTGTTGACGAACTGAGTTTGAACAACTACCATCAAGATAAACAGCTTGTTTTCCAAAATGTTGATAGATCGTTTGAAGGGTGTCTGTGAAGTTTGTAAATATGATAATTTTTTTCCCTTGTTCTAAAATGTTTTCTGCAAACTCAATTGTTTGTTTTACTTTTTCATTGGCAATTACCTTTCTAACTTTCATTAGTTTTGAAAACTGAACTGTAAGTGATGAAGATTCATCAGGGTTTTTATCATACCAATCATAGTATTCTCCCATAAGATTTTCATATTCTTTTGATTTCAAACTTAAATAAACAGGAGTAATGATTTTATCAGGAAGATCTAAAACTTCTTCTTTAAGTCTTCTTAATATTTGTTTTGATGTTCGGTCTCTTAACTCTTCCAAGTTAGATGCCCCCGTTACATTCCAAACCTTTCGTTTACCAGCCATGAATTGATAACCTTGACAATAACGAATAGCATAAGCCATCCAATTCTGTGCAACAGGACTTTCAATAAGATTTAAAAGGTTATAATAATTCATAGGTCTTGATGTCATAGGTGTTCCCGTTAACAACCAAACTCTATTAATTTTTTTTGTAAAACTGTTAATTATTTTGGTTCTTTGTGCCTGAACATTTGAAATCATGTGAGCTTCATCCAAAATAACCAAATCAAAATTACTTTTTAAAAGAAGAGATTCATCTTTCTTTTTAGGATCTGTGTCGTGAAAGTTTTTTAATATATCATAATTGATTATAATAAAATCGTCTTCAGTTGAAAATTTTTTACCTTCTGCAATAAAAACAGATCTATCTGAATAATTTGCAATTTCTCTTTGCCAATTAATTTTTAAAGATGCGGGACATACGATTAATATTTTTTTAGCTCCTGTTTCTAACGCAGCAATAATTGTGGAAGTAGTTTTACCTAATCCCATATCATCAGCTAAAATAAATCTTTTTGACCCAGTTAACTTTTCAATCGCCTCTTTCTGATGATTAAGCGGAGGACGATGTGAATACTTCGAATAATCAATAGAAACAGGTTGGACATTGTGAGTTTTAATTAATGCTGATTTAGGAACCCAAAATTCAGATAGAGAATCCTTCTCAAAAAACTTTCCCCAAATATGATAAGATTTTTCTTTCTCTACAAGTAATTTCTCAATATAAATTTGTTTAGGTACTTCTAAAAAATATTTTTCTTCTGCAAACTTCTTGGCAAAATATGTGTCGAGGTCAACCCATTTTCTTGCAACTTTTGGGACTGAGTCAATATAATTTACAATATAGTCAGCTTGAGTTCTTGTTGGGTAGAATTTTTTTGAACTTTCTTTCTTTTGTTTTAAATAAAGGATATGGTTATTCGCGCCACTATATGAGTCGAGAAGTCCAAGAGCTTTATGCTCAACTAAAGAAGATGAGTTTTCCAAATTTAGTCTTTTATTAAAAATAACAATAAAATTAATATTTATCAATAAAATAGTGTTTTATGCAAAATAATGTTCCAATAACCAGATTAGGTAAGTTCTTTGGTGATCGAGATTTTGAGTTGGAGATTGGTATGGGTCAGGAGTGGTTGATAGGTGATATGAATTACACTTGTGTACTTTACAGGATAGACAAAAACAAAATTAAAACTGATGATGTTTATGGTGAGGTAATTGAAGATGGTGTCAAGTTTTTACCACCTGTTGAGTTTAATGCTCAAATAACAGTTGCAGCACCTGAAAACAAAATGATCGGAACAACAAGGATGGATCAGTTTGAACCTGGTAATATTACCATTTCTGTTTATTTAAAAACATTACAGGATTTAGATGTTGACATTGATTTTGGTGATTACATTGGTTATTACGATAGTGAAAACTTTGTTCGTTATTATACCGTAGTTAATGATGGTCGTGTAATATCCGATACAAAACACACTTATAAAGGATTTAAACCTTTTTATAGAACAATAATCGCGGCTCCTGTCGGACCAAATGAATTTAGAGGATTATAATGGCACTACCAAAAAGTCACCCTGTTAAACCTACATTACCTTTGACTTACCCTAAAACTCTTTTACCGAGAAGGGAACAGATCAAAGATATGATTACTAAGGATGGAACTTATCTTCCTAAGTCATTACTTCATGCAGATTTAGATAAGGGATTTTTACAATTTGTTAAAGAAAAATTTAATATTGTTTCTGAAGGTAAAAAAATACCTGTCGTAGATATTATTATTACAACTCAAAACTGGTCTCAGTTTGTTGAGACATGGGACTTTCAAAATATCGATAAAAATATTGAACCTCCTTTTTTAACAATAATTAGAAGTCCTGAAGTTAAGTATGGTAATAATCCTGCGGTTATGTACAATATACCAAATAGAAGAATGTATTACTATATGGAGGTACCAACATGGGATGGTAATAGAGTAGGTGCTGACATTTACAAAATACCACAACCAGTACCTGCAGATTTTAAGTATACCGTTGCAATTGTTTGTAATAGAATGAGAGAAGTTAACACACTTAACCAAAGGGTGTTAGAAACTTTTGCATCAAGACAAGCCTACCAAGTTATTAACGGACATTATATCCCAATTATAAATGACGGTTTTACGGATGAATCTGTTTTAGATCTTGAAAAAAGAAAATACTATATCCAAAAGTACGACTTTACTATGATGGGGTTTTTGATTGACGAGAATGATTTTGAGGTTTCTCCGGCAATTTCAAGAACATTTCAAGTTTATGAAGTAGACCAAAGATCAAAAAAAGGAAAACAAAAAAAGAACCAACCAGTCCAACTTGAAAGTATTGTGTATAGTTATCCAAATAGTGCAACTACCAATGAGTACTTTTTTGAATATACCTGTAATCTTAATTTTGAATCGACCACAAATGTTACGGATTATTCTGTTTATATAAATGACAACTACTATGGTGATAATGTAACATTAATCCAAGTAAATAATGGTGACATGGTAAAAATAGATATAGTTGCCGGTACAACAACTCAAATACCTGAAATTGTTTTTAGTCAAAGACTTATTTAATTTTCACCGTAGATATCTTTCTTTTCTTTACATTTTTCCAAAATTAGACTCTCTAAAAACCTGTACATTTTAATCCCTCTTTTATCGCAATATTTTTTTAAGACCTCGTGTACTTCGGAGTCAATCTTAAGGTTTTTTATCTTCTTGTTATCTTTAGACATATAGGTAGAAAAAAGGCAGAAAAAATTCTCACCAAAATATAAATACTTTTTTAAATGTAAAGTTTTTACAAAATCAGCTAGTATTTATAAGAAAATAAATTAAATAACAAGAAAAAAAATTAACTATGGCTACTAATAGTAAAGTTTTCGTATCACCGGGAGTTTATACATCAGAAGTTGATTTGAGTTTTGTGGCACAAAGTGTGGGTGTTACCACATTAGGAATTGTGGGTGAAACACTTATAGGTCCAGCTTTCGAACCAATCTTTATAACAAACTTTGATGAATTTCAAACTGTATTCGGTGGTACTTCACCCGAAAAATTCGTAAACACACAAATTCCAAAATATGAAGCTTCATATATTGCTAAAGCGTATTTACAACAATCTAATCAACTTTTTGTAACTAGAATATTAGGTTTGTCAGGTTACGATGCAGGTCCATCATGGTCTGTTACAACGGTTGCGAATGTTGACCCATCAACAGTAGGTATCTATTGTTTAAGTTCTGTTACAGATGTTAATACTTGTCTACCAGTATGTGTATTACCTTTTGAAGAACTATTCTTTGTAGAGTTTTCAGGTTGTACAAATGATGCAGGTAGCATTGTTTATTTGAACGATTTCGATCCTTACATCCAAGCAATATTATATGATCAGTATGAACAAGCCGATGGAGGTACCTCAACAATAGACGAACAAATTAGAAATTTAATTTTTGATGTTATAACGGCACCTAACCCAACAGTTGCTGAAGGTGAAATGATTGCATATTTTGGTTCTGTCGAAACAAGTGATTATGATGCATTGACTGCTGGTGGTTGGACCGCAGAAACAAATGTATATAATGTACCTAATGTTTCTTTAAATTTAACAGATTTAACATCATCACAAAACGATTCATGGTATTATTCTCAATTTAGTAATATTGGTAACTATGAATATTCAGGTTTCTCGTTCTCAACATTCTTAACAGGAGTAACTTTAGTACCTGTCACAACAACAACTACTATTCCTGCAAGTACAACAACAACCACTACTAACCCATGTGCTCCTTTTATAACAACTACGACAACCACAACTACGGCTCCAGTTCTTTGTTATACAGGTACATTAGTTGGTAAGTTATATCACTACACAGGAAATTCCTTTAGTGATTACGACAATATAGTTGTTGGTAGTTTAAGATCAAGAGGTGTTGCAACATACACAAATGCTAATAATCCTACTTACTCAGTAACAGGATTGACAGATGTTAATTTAAATATGTCAGGTCAGTACTCTACAGTTCTTAAAAACCCATATGCAACTTTTGGTGTTAATGTGGTAGACAAGTTTGGTACATCTTATAGTTTTGAAACTTCATTCACACAAAATGATCCTGAATATTGGACTAAAGTTTTTGGTATCACCAATTTCCAAAAACCAAGAATTGAGGTTCCGGTATTTGCTGAAGAAAATTTCCAATCTTGGTTAAACTATTCTTGGAAAAAAGGGTATATACGAGGATTAAATCCTGAGCCGGTAAGATTAGATTCTGCACAAAGTGGAGATCTTGACTCAATTGGTTGGTACCTAAATAAATGGCAAACCCCTATGTCACCATTTGTGGTGTCTGAACTTAGAGGTAATAAAGTTTATGACTTATTTAGATTCTATACAATATCTGATGGAGATGCTGCAAACACATTACTTAAAATATCGATTGTAAATCAAACATATAACAATTTAACATTCGATGTATTAATTCGTGATTATTTTGACACAGATGCTAATCCAGTTGTAATTGAGAAATTTACAAACTGTACAATGAACCCAAGTGAAAACAGTTACATCGCAAATAAAATTGGTACTCTTGATGGTGAATACATCTTGAACTCTAAATATGTGATGGTGGAAATGTCTGAAGACGCTCCGATTGACGCACTTCCTTGTGGATTCAACGGATTTAACTTTAGAAATTATGCAGGAGCACAATCTCCATTCCCTATCATCAAAGGTAAATACGATTACCCAGGAGAAACTATTTGGAATCCTCCATTTGCACTTTCTTCAGGAGCGGTATCAAGTACTTTAAGTTCAGGAGATAATGTTAGAAGAACTTATTTAGGTATATCAAATTCTTATGGATGGGATCCTGCATACTTCGAATATGTTGGTAAGAGAAATCCTAATAACACTTGTGATATTGATGGTATTGATTGGAATTATAGATCAGCAGGTTTCCACATGGACTCAAATGCAAGTGGTTTAACAATCGGACCTGGATTCTCAACAGCAGGTGATCCAAGATTTATCTGTGGTAACTCACCATTCATTACAGAACCTGAATTACCGACAAATGTATATTACAGATTATTTGCTCGTAAATTTACTTTATTGGTACAAGGTGGTTTTGATGGTTGGGACATTTATAGAGAACACAGAACTAATGGTGATAGATTCCAAATTGGTAGAGCAGGATTCCTTAACGGAGCTTGTCCATCAACAAGATACCCTAATGCAGTTGGTTGGGGAGCATTTAAAGAAATCTCTTTAGGTGACGGTACTCAAGACTTTGCAAACACTGACTATTATGCATACTTGTTAGGTCAACAAACATTTGCAAACCCTGAAGCCACAAACATTAATGTATTCGTTACTCCAGGTATTGATTATGTTAATAATAGTAACTTAGTGGAAGATGCAGTTGAAATGATCGAATTCAATAGAGCGGATTCACTTTATGTGTGTACAACTCCTGATATCGACTTATTTGTTCCTACAATAACAGGTGCTGACTTCTTCATTTATCCAACTGAGGCGGTTGACAACTTAGAGAACACAGGAATTGACTCTAACTACACCGCAACTTACTATCCGTGGGTATTGACAAGAGATAGTGTAAACAATACTCAAATCTATATTCCACCAACGGCAGAGGTAACAAGAAACTTAGCGTTGACAGATAACATCGCATTCCCTTGGTTCGCTGCGGCGGGTTACACTCGTGGTATTGTTAACTGTATCAAAGCTCGTAAAAAGTTAACTCAAGAAGATAGAGACATTCTTTATATCGGTAGAATCAACCCTATTGCAACCTTCTCTGATGTAGGTACTGTAATTTGGGGTAACAAAACTCTACAAGTAAGAGAATCGGCTCTTGATAGAATCAATGTTAGAAGATTGTTGTTACAAGCTCGTAAATTAATTTCAGCGGTATCTGTAAGATTGTTGTTCGAACAAAACGACGCACAAGTAAGACAAGACTTCTTAAATGCGGTTAACCCGATCTTAGACTCAATCAGAAGAGACCGTGGTTTATATGACTTCCGAGTTACAGTTTCTTCAAGTCCTGAGGATATTGATAGAAACCAAATGACAGGTAAGATCTATATTAAACCAACAAGATCTCTTGAATTCATCGACATTACATTCTACATCACTCCAACAGGAGCATCGTTTGAGAATATTTAATGTGGTTAATAATCAAAAAAAAGACGGGGGAGCGAAAGTTCCCCTTTTTTAATTTATAAGATATTTATTAGTATGTATCATAAAAAAATAGTAAAAGAAATTATTTCTGAAATCATTCAGGATCAGATGAAACCTACAATGAAGTATTATGCATTTGATTGGGATGATAATCTTATGTATATGCCAACAAAGATTTATCTTAAAGATGAAGATGGTAATAGTGTTGGTATGTCAACCGAAGATTTTGCAGAATACAGAAGTGAAGTCGGTAAAGAACCTTTCGAATATGAGGGACACACAATAGTTGGTTTTGATGATGACGCTTTTAGAGACTTTAAAGTGACGGGGGATAAAAAGTTTTTGGTTGATGCTATGAAATCACCTACAGGACCTGCTTGGGGCGACTTTGTTGAGGCGGTTAATAATGGTTCTATTTTTGCTATAGTTACCGCAAGAGGTCACACCCCAAGTGTTTTAAAGAATGGTGTGTATAATCTAATCAAAAAAAATAAACACGGTATAAATGAGAAGGAACTTGTAAAGAACTTACGAAAGTACCGTGAAATTGCCGATGAAGATGAAATGACGGATGATGAATTAATTAGAACTTATTTAGAGATGTGTAAGTGGCATCCTGTAACTTTTGGTGAAGGGTCTGCTGCCAACCCCGAAGAATTAAAAGTAAGTGCTATGAAACAGTTTATGGAATATGTAAGAAACTTATCACAAAGACTTCAAGAAAAGGCATATATGAAAAACAAGATTAGTAATTATTTTACACCATTTATAGGTTTTTCAGATGATGACTTAAAGAATGTAGAAACAATGAAGAGACATTTTGATGATGAAAGTGGATTAGATATTTATCATACTGGAGGAGGAAAGAAAACTAAATTCTAGTTTAAA